GACACCGCCGACAACACGTTGACCGTGTCCAGAGGTAGGTTCAACACCCGGCTGCCCTGCGTCAGAGCAATCGTTGACTCCTCAATGGTCCACAGGTTCAGGCCACGGTTAGCCCAGTCCAAGAACAACAGGTTTAATGAGCGACGCGCAGACGATAGCTGGTAACCTGCCGTCATCCGCATGCCGCAACGCTCGAACGCCTCTTCAATAAGGTCGTCGATCTGCAGGTTAAAGTCTGTTGTTCCGGAGGTAGCCATTAATCACACGCCATCCCGCCTTTGCGCATTTTCATCGCGCGGCCCATAGCGTCTTTGCCTTTCTTCTTCATGGCACGGCCTTTTTTGTCAGCCAGACCACCCTTTGCCATCATGACCGGGCCAGTTTTCTTGCTGGTCTCAGAGATCATCTTGTTTTTTGGACCTTGCTCAACGGCTCCGCCGCCCCTTGTTGCTGCACCCATTCCACGTCCGGCCATGTTACTTACCTCGATTTCGATACGATTTTACTTTTGCAGCTACCTTCTTGGGTTGCTTGCTAAACTGCACACCCTTTGCTGTATCTGCACGTTTTTTTCTTGATGTTGCTGCGTACTCGGCACTGCTTAAGGCGCCAATCGCCTTCTCCGGCAAGTAACGCTCACCCGTTGCCTTGGGACCCTGCGTCGAGGGCTTACCAGACTTGGTGCGCCACTTCTGATCGCCCCACGCCTTCAGGGATTGTTGGGGTTTTTTCAGGGCCATCAGTCTTTATAACCCCCACCAGAAGCCTTGTACTTCAGCGCCAACATTTGTGCCTTGCGCGCGGACCACTGCCCCGGACTGCCGCCCTTTCCGCCGGCCTTAATCTCTTCGAAAAGCCGCTTGCGAAGGGTTGGTTTCGTGTAGTTTCCAGCCTTGTTTACCGTTGATTTTGCCATCAGCACTTCCACCGTTTACGAGCCTGCCTAAGCCGGCTGTTGGGGTCTTTTGCGGCCTCTGGAAAGTCTCGCATCTGCCCCGCAGATCTCGCGCAGTAGGACTTTCGTCTTTCCGCGCGCTTGCCGGTGGGCTTGTCTTCCGTTACCGCTGTCTTGAGCTTGCTACCCGGATTGGCCTTGCGGTACGCCGCAACGCCCTTCTCCGTCATTCCCGCCCCTTTTTTAGTAGGGCGGAAGTTGCCGGATTTCACGGAGGTTTTAATCCCCATGCCCTTGGTAGCCATTAGGCAGCCGCTCCGCCTTCAAATAACAGCGTTACACTCAACACTTCTGCGCTTGCAACGTCAATGAATATGCCTGTTTCAAACAGGATGCCCATATCCGGAATGATCACATCCGCGCCGCCCGCCGCTGCCGGCGTGAAGATCGTGAGCTTTGCTGTGCCAGCGGTAGTCGTGCCGTCTTTAAGCGCAAAGGAAGCTGCAGTGCCTGTGTTGGTGAAGTAAACCCCCACCAATCTGCACCTCCCAACGACCGCAGAGGCATCTGCAGTCTTGGTGACCGATTGAATATTGCTGAAGCTCATGCGATTTACTCCTTAATGAGACCCTGCAGGATCATCGCTTTTCGCGCAGCTGAGCCCACAGCAGGCAGCTCAACAGGCGCAGGTGTTTGTTCCTTGGTGGTCTTTTTGGCTGGTTTTTTAGCCTTTTCGACGTCACTCATGGCTTACTCCTTAGCGGGTTTGCGCACCGATGATGTAGTCTAACGTGGTTGCGCGGGTGCCGCTGGCTGAACCCGATACGCTCATGGCTGCCAACGCTAAGTTTTCGTCATCAGGAATGTTGGTGGTGTGCTGCGCAACTTTTCGCCCGTTAACAAAAAACGTCACGCTGCCAGTGCTGGCGACGTTAAAAGACAGCACAGCGTAGGTGTCATCAGCCAAGTCAACACCAGAGTCGGTACTGGTCTCCGTGCCGTTCTTCTCGGTTTTGCACAGGATTGATGCGTTACCGTCGTCCACTTGAAACACAATGCGGTCAGTTGCAGTCAACATTGCTTCTGGGTTAGTTGCAAAGTTCAACGTCAAACCAACACAAATGTCAGTCTGGTCAGCGTCGTTGCACTTCAGACGCGTTGAAAAGTAGATGTTTTTGTCTGCAGCAACTGCGAAAATTTCGTTGCCCTGAATCGAGGCGCCGTCGTTGTCAGTTGTGGCAGCAGATGTCAGTGCTACTTCACCGCCGACCGTGTCAGCGACGATAGCAACGGCAGCGCTGGAGTCCTTGACCACAGTCCAGCTGTTTGTTGTGTCTATCGCAACACCGACAAAGTCATCAAGTAGTGAAAATACTGACAGATCGATGCCAATGGGCATGTCAGTCATACCAGCGAAGAGCGCGCTTGTGTTTGCGCCAGAATAGAGTAACGGACCGGAGTAATGAGTAGCCGACATAATGAAATCCTCACATGCGAGTAGTGCGCTTCAGTCTGCATGTCGTCCGCTCGGTCGGTCTGCAGCGCGTAAAGTGTTCCGAGAATGCGACATTTATACCAAGTTACGGGTGGCGGGTCAATGTACCGGAAAACCAAGCCCATAAATTGTTGTTTTCCCGTTACAATAAAAAGGGCCCCGAAGGGCCCTAGTGGGTCGCCAGTCACCTGACCCTTTCTGGAAGTTACGGAGTACCGGGTGAACCGAATATTCCGCGAGGATCAGAGAAGCCGAAGCTGTACCGCTCCCTTGCTTTGTAGCGAACGTTACCAGTATCGAAGTCACCTTCAAAGCCGGTTTTGATCGCAGCACGGTTGAACATCTTCATGCCGTTAGGCGCGTCGGTCTTGATGAAGAACGCATCTGGATCGACGAGGAAGTGGTTAACAGTGTAGCCCTGCGGAACCATGCCCATGTTGCGGATCGCGTTAATGTCGTTATCCGCTGTGCCTACGCGCAGGGTTGACTTCATGATGCGGTCCGCAGTGAACTGCAGCTCTTTCGGGATGATCAGCTTCAGACCCTGAATCGCAATCTTCAAGCCGCGCTCATCAGTGAAGGCAGCGATGTCGATCAACGCCTGCTCCAAGGAGGTTTCAGAGAGGTCTGCCGATACAGTCAGCTCGTTACGCAGATCCGGACCGCTCAACGCGGGGTGATCTGTCGCACACAGGGGCTTGCCGTCGCCACCGATAGAGGTGGTGAATGCGCCGTTCAGAATGGCAGCAGCTTTGATCTGCTTGGTCTGCGCCATTGAACGAGCCAGAGCCTTGGTGTAACGCACAGACAGACGGTCGTAGAGGTTGTCTTCTACGGCTTCTTCGGTCAGGCTGAACGCCAGAGCAATGGTTTCGTGGGTGTAGCGAGCGGTGTAGACTTCTTGCGCGTTGTCGTACTCGACACCTGCGCCTTCAGACTTCACGGGTGCTTCGCCAAAACCGGAGAGCATAACTTCTTCTTCAAATGCGCGGTCAGAAGATTCGATTGAATAAATCTCCGTGTGCTCATTTTCGTAGTTGTCGTACTCCATACCGAACAGAGCGTTAAGACCCGGCTCAAGTTCGGCGACTAATTGGGAACGAGAAATAGCCATGAGTTAGCTCCTATTATGGCGCAGTATTAGCAACGCCAGCGCTGCCATACATGTGTGCGTTAATTTTAACCACAACATCAACGTGATTTGTAGCACGTTCGTTGCTGGGACTGTTATAGAAGCCCACAACCTTCAACACCAAGCCTGCAGTGTTAGCGATGGTAGATGAGTCTAGCTCAGTGGCAGACAGACCTGTGGTGCTGCTGCCTGCAGTGTAGGCGATGTTAGCGTTCAAGCCGATATCTGCCTGCACAACGTCTTCATCCGCCTGAATCAGGAACAACTGACTGGGATCGTCTACCACTTCTGCGCTGATAACGCCGGTAGTGATGTTAACCGAACCCGGGTAGTAGTTCTTCCAAGTGGGCTTGCCGCTTGTAGGATCAATGTAGTTACAGCCGTTGAATACGCCCAACGCTACAGTGTGCAGCGTGGAATCGTACTTTACGACATAACCGCTAGAGAGTGTGACCAAATCCCCTTGATAAATTGCGCCAGACTGGTTGTCGTTGATCTCATAAGCGTACTGCTTCTGAGCTCCAGTGGCGGACAAATTACCAAGCGGGCGCAGGCCAAATGCTTTGTCTACGTTTGCCATAGTGAAAGTTCCTTAAAATATAGGTTATTCGGAGGATCGAGACCCGCCGACGCTTACTTTTGACTGCCGCTCCGGCTTAGAAATACGCATACTTGAGTGTGCGTTGCTCTTCAGCAGGTCGTTGTCTGCAGCCTTAATTTGATCGTGTGTACGGCTTTTATAAAACGCCCGTCGCTCGTCTGCTGTTTCCTCTGGGATCCGTGCCAGAACAACGTCACCAACCGAGATCACGCCAGCGTGTCGTCCGTCATCCAAGCCCTGCCCCGAAAATTCAGGGTATTCGTCGGCGCGCACTAACTCGTAGCCTTCTCTCATTTTTGATGAAATATTCATTCTGTCGTCAACCCCACCAGCCTCTCGTCTGATCCATCGGTGTTTATAACCGTCTGGCGCAGGAGGAGCATCGAGTCGTGAAGGGGGTGCCCAAGGCTTGCGACGCGCGGCGATTTCTCGAGTTTCAGATCCTCGGGCGCTGCGATTTAATTTTGGTACAACAATGTCGTTTTCCATAGTCATTACCTTTTCACGTATTGGGCGTATTTTTCAAGCGGTACCCCTAGTTTCTTTGCCATCGCAACTTCACTAGGTTTAAGCCGGATTGAACGGCGTGCTGAATTGTTTAGTCCCGATGATCGGGTCGCAGAGGCAACGGTTTGCACGGGTCGGCTGCTTCTGGTTTGTTGGGGCGCAGAGTCAGAAAACTTCTTTGGGAAGATGTCCTGCATTCTGCGATCGATCTCATCATAGTACTCATCTGACTGCGGGTCAAATCCTTCATTTTTAACAAGATCCACATGAATGCCACGAGCCGTGTTGGTCATCACCACGTCCGAGCCAAACCATGTGTTCTTTTCTGCCCATTCTTCTGCGCGCGGATCGTTCCTTCTGGGTGCCTGCGGGGCGGGTGCCTGCTGTTGGGCCGGCGCTTGCACCTGCTGCTGGCGTATGCGGTTAACCTGCGCCTCATGGTTCGCCAGCTGATGCTGCTCCATGATGGTTGACGTTAGGCGCTGCTGCGCTTCGGTCTCGGTGTCAATGTCACCCTCTTCGCGCGCATGGCGAATGACGTTCTTCAGGGCCGTGATCTGTGTTTCAACACGCCCCTTGGCCTCACCAACCCGCGCAACCGCAGTCTGCTCGTACTGCCTCTGCAGCTCCTCGTTGCGGGACTGCACGCTCTTGGCGTACTCCAGTGCCGACTGCTCCCGGCGCTCAGTCTCGCGCAGGCGGGCCGTCAGCTTGTCGATGCGCTTCTTGACCTTGTCAGAGTACTGGTCCAGCTCCTCTGCGTTCGGTCCGGTTTCCACAACGCTAGTGGTCTTACCCTGCGTGTCCTCGGAGATGGTTACCGTCGCTTCCTGCTCACCTTCCCCGATATCAAATTCCAACTTTTCATCTGAATCAATCATCATAATCTCCTCATCACTTGTGCAATATACTTGCAGGATCGGACACAATTCCCAAAATCTCATCATCGTTCAGAAGGCGAATCTCCCCGCCCTCAATCTGGATGCGGGAGCCCGCGTAACGTCCAAACACCACCCAATCCCCAGCCTTGCACCACGCGCCGTCGGGGAACTTGCTTTCGTCCGCGTAGGCGAGCGGCCCCAGCTTGAGCACGTAGCCCACGTTGGTTGCCAGTTGAGTACGTTCAGTGGTTTCTTTGGTCAGCACAATGCCGCCCTTTGATGTGCCAGCGCCGCGATAGGGCAGCAGCGCAAGGCGCCACCCAGTTGGCTGGGGTATCAGGTCCAAGACGCTTTGCGAAAGCCCCTCTTCTGGGACCTTGCCGTCATCGTTGTAGGCATCGTTTAGCGAGGGTTTGGAGTTGGATTTTTCGTCCGCCCATTTTTGTTCAAGCGTTGTCAACTTTGGTTGCATCGGTTAGTCCTCTGAGTGTTTATCAAGTTCGCCTTTCACAATGCTTTCTGAAAGCCGAATACCTTCCAAGCGCCCCATCAGATAACGATACCGCTCCATGTCGTTGACCCCGCCGCTCAGCACAAGCTGC